CTCTTCTTCAGGTTCAACCAACTGAGCATCCGCTTGCACTTTAATCTTCATCATTAAAGGCCACGTCCCGCTTTTGCTAGGCATGTCGCCAAGAATTGCTAGGATTGCGTTAATCTCGTTTTCTTCTAGGTTGATTTGCACGGTCTATCTTTCCTTATGGCTTATATGCTTTAGCTGCGGCAACAGCAGAATCTATGGCGCTGAAATCTTCTGATCCCCAATCGCCCAGCGCCTTTCCATACTCTAGGTATCCAGAGCTACGCAAAACTTTTTCTTGCTTCTCGGCATTGGTCAAGTCATTGCCATATTCGTTGTTTGCATCCAGCACACTGGTGATAACGTTAGCGCCATCCAGCATTGCTTGGTACATCTTCGCTTTTTCTTCGTCGGTTCTAGCTTCCTCAGACATTTCGTCCTCCTTATGATTCTAGGGCTTCAACACGAGCCGTTAATTCTTGAACTGCTTTGACTAACGGCATGATGAACATTTCACGGGAAACTTGTTGAACTCCCTTATGATCTTCACTCCAACCGCTAAAATCAGAAACACCTGCCGCATCTAACGCAGCCTTCACTTCTTGTGCGATGAAATTATACATCGTCGCTTCCGTGTTCATTTCATTGTCTTCAGGGTTTTCTTTGTAAAGATGCGCTAGTTGAGAATCTGAAGAATCAAGCTCATGGCTAGGTTTCCAATTATATTTTACAGGGCGTAAAGCGTTGATAAACGACAACCCTAGCGTTGAATCAGCTATGTTCTTTTTAAGTCTTAGGTCAGAGGATCGTGACCAGTTTGCATCTGTATCAAAATCATTTGTGACAACGTTACTGGCTTTGCCGAAAGAAAAATCATTTGAAGCTGCTGTTATATTAGTTCCCAGCACAATAGCGTTAACGCCGCTGTCCGACGCTGCATCGGCATTGACTCCGATAATTATGTTATTTTGACCGCTTATCAAAGCGTCACCAGCGTTGGTGCCTATGGCTATATTTGTCTGACCAGTGGTGCCAGCGAGTGCTGCGTATCCAATAGCGGTATTACTATCTCCGCATGACGCGCTTAATGCAGATACACCAACTACGGTGTTAAATCTTGCATTAGTCATGGCATCGCCAGCGAGGCCACCAATTATAGTATTGTTTGTTCCGTCAGTTATTCCTTGTCCGGCATTATAGCCCATTGCCGTGTTATAACCGTTACCAGCCGTGGTGTTATGGCTTAGAAGCGCAAGATTACCTATAGCTACGTTTCGGGATGAAAGCGTGTTTTCACTGAGGGCACCATAACCAACCGCCACATTGGTTTCTCCAGCAGTTATAGCGTCTCCACAAAGACCTCCGACGAGGGTATTTTGTATTCCAGTAGTGATTGAACCACCCGCCAGATAACCCACACCTACATTGTGAGTGTTTGAAGCTGTGGTTAAGTTTTGTGTTTGTAGTGCGCCACTTCCTAGAGCAACACTCCGACTACCTAGAGTATCTGAACCTAACGAATTCACACCAACAGCGACATTTTCTCCTCCTGCAGTCAGAGCATCAGCCGATGCGCCACCCAGCAATGTGTTGTTGGTTCCCGTGGTGACGTTTGTCCCTGCGTTGAGGCCGACAGCGACGTTATAAGAGGTGGTTGAAGTCGTAAAGTTTTGTGAGGCAAGAGCATTTGCTCCAATCGCTACAGTGAACGTACCTTTTGTGTCTGAACTCAGGGCTGATTTACCCACAGCAACACTGTCCGTTCCCGTGGTCAGGGCATCACCTGCATTAGCGCCGATCAGTGTGAGGTTTGTCCCCGTGGTGACTGATGCCCCTGCATTCACCCCAACTGCTGTGTTGAGAGTAGCTGTAGCTGTTGTGAAATTTTGGCTCTGCAACGTCCCGAATCCGAGTGCAGTAGATTGCGAACCTAAAGTGTCCGCACTCAAAGCAGCATGACCGACAGCAGTGTTAAAATCTGCATCGGTCAAAGCGTCGCCCGCCAACCCTCCTACGAAGACGTTTTGAATTCCAGTGGTTATTGCTACCCCACTTTGGAACCCAACTGCTACATTATAATTTGTTGTAGCAGTGGCAAAGTTTTGTGTTGCTAATGCTGAGTGACCGATAGCTACTGCGCTGCTACCTTGAGTGTCAGTGGTAAGCGCATTTACACCTACCACCACGTTATAGTCGGCATCAGTCAAAGCATCGCCAGCAAGACCGCCCAATAGGGTGTTGTGTATTCCTGTAGTCATAGCCTCGCCAGCAGATTCCCCTACAGCCACATTGTAGTTAACGCTATTTGAGTTAAGTGTTTTGAGTGCGTTATGGCCTATCGCAACGACACCTGCATCACCTGTGCCAGCGCCTAATGCTTCATATCCAACGGCGACATTAGAATTACCCGTTGTGAGTGCGTCACCCGACAAAGAGCCTATGAGAGTATTCACTGTTCCCGTAGTTATTTGAGCGCCTGCTTGATAGCCAACCGCTACATTGTTGCTATTTGTGGCAGTCGTAAAGTTTTGAAAAAGTAAGGCTCCATCACCAATAGCTACTGACCTACTTCCTAACGTATCTGACCCTAACGCCTGTGTGCCGATTGCAATGTTGTTCGCCCCTTCTGTGAGAGCGTCAGCCGCAAGACCACCAACGATTACGTTGTTAGTTCCTGTAGTGATAGCACTACCTGCCGCTTGACCAACTCCGACGTTCAAAGCATTGGTAGCAGTCGTCATATTTTGCGAGCCAAGAGCCGTGTAGCCTACAGCAACGCTCATTGAGCCTAGAGTGTCTGCCGTAAGAGCGCCGTAACCCACGGCTACGTTGAAGTCGGCATCAGTCAGGGCATCTCCTGAAAGGGCGCCCACTAAGGTATTCTGGATTCCCGTGGTGACTGCCGCTCCTGCTTGCATACCAACGGCTGTATTGTAAGAAGTGGTCGCAGTTGTAAAGTTTTGATTTTGTAACGCGCTTTTGCCGATGGCGACATTTTGAGCGCCTTGAGTATCTGTCGTTAATGCCTCAACGCCCATTGCCACGTTATTATAGCCGGTGGTTAGAGCATCACCTGCAAGGCCACCGACGAGGGTGTTCTGGACTCCCGTAGTTACTGCTCCACCTGCCTCATAACCTATGCCTACATTGTAAGCGTCGGTATCCGTCGTATAGTTTTGAGCATCTAGAGCGGCATATCCGATAGCCACACTTCGAGCGCCTTGAGTATTCGTCAACAACGCATCAGTGCCGATGGCTACGTTGCGATCTCCAGAAGTCGTGGCCTCTAGTGCATTGAGTCCTATACCAATGTTATTTGAAGAAGTTGTAGCTGTTTTGAGGCTATCCTCACCGATAGCAATATTGTTGTCTCCAGTGGTAACTGCGCCACCCGCGTCTCGACCGATGAACACGTTGTTGTTGCCGCCGCTTTGTATCGCGTCACCAGCGTTAAGACCGATGCGGATGTTGTCACTACCTGCGGTTGCGGTGATAAGATCCGCGCCTGTGCCAATCTGTACTTGACTGTTCCCAGCATCGACCTTTAGAGCATCTGTCACTCCGTTACTTTCAACACGGAAGTCTAAGTCTTGACCGTCTTCGTTGAACACGGCTTCTGTTGAACTGAGGGAGATTCTTCTTCGTAGCGTACCTCCTAGTTGAGCAAACAAATCCAAACCTGCATCTTCAGTGCCGTCGCTTGCATCGAGCAGATTTGTTTGCATATAAACCATTGTGGTTTCTTCACCGGCATCGTTGTCGCCGCGAAACCTAATTCTTCCGATAACGTCATTGTCGGCAGGAGAGGCAGAGTCTCGAACAAGATCAAAAACTGGGCCAGCGTTTGCGTCATCGTCTGTGCTTTTTATGGTTAGCTGACTTGTGTTGTCGGCAGTCGTAAAAGTGGCATTAGTTCCTGTAAGAGCACCACCAACATCTAAAGCTCCAGACACAAAGAACGATGGAACAGACAGATCAGTAAACGCATCAACCATCGCAGCGCCTGATCCAGCACCGTCGCTGTAAATGGCTTTGGTTTGACCGTTGAGTATGGTGATAGTGGCACCAGAGCCTTGCTTGATAATGATGCTTTGAGATCCGCTGGTTGCGTTTTCAATGAACCAGAGCTTGCTGACCGTGTTTGGCCCTATAGTGATGGTGCAAGTGCTATCAAGAGTTCCAGTGTATTTAAGAAACATGCTCCTGCCGGGATCAGTAGACCCATCGGCAATAGTAGTAGTGTGGGTATCAGCATTCGTCGTAATAGCTTCCGTACCAAAGCTGAATGCCTCTGCAATTAGCTCTAAATTTGTATTTGTACTGGTGCCCCACGTACCTGATTCGTCACCAGTGGCAATCTCTTTTAAGCGTAGGTCGTTGACGTAAGTTGCCATCTATCTTCTCCGACGTTTAGCAGCGGGCTTTTTCATAGAGGCCACATGCTTTTTCAATGTTTCAGCTTGTTTTTTGTGAGTCTTAGAGGCTTTCTCTAGTCCCTTAATAATCTTTTTCACTTTACGTGGCATTAAGCTACCTCTTCCCAATTTGGAGTCTGACTCGTTGATACGCTTGAGTAACTTGGTGTCTGACTTGTCGATATAGTTGAGTAGTTTGGCGTTTGACTATCATCCACTAAGCCCCACACATTGACAATATTTACCACACCCGTTGCAGATACTCCTGTGACACCAATAACAGTATCAGCAACTGTTACATCACCAGCCGCTCCAGTGCCTTCAACACCCGTCGGGACAATCGTTTGACCCAACCCAATAGAGACTGTGCCTGCTGCGCCAGTGCCTTCAACACCCGTAGGCGATACATTTGCACCCGCTGTTGTAGTGACTGACCCAACTGCACTGGTGCCTTCAATGCCTGTTGTAGATACATTAGCATCTGCGGATACGGTAACTGTCGTAACTGCGCCAGTGCCCGCAACACCCGTTGGGGATACATTAGCTCCTGCACTGACCGTAACCGATCCAACAGCACCCGTACCTGCAACGCCTGTGACCGAAGTGCTTGCATCTCCGGTAACCGTAACCGATCCAACAGCGCCTGTGCCTGCAACGCCTGTGATAGAAACAGTGACGCCCGACCCTTCGATGATCGTGACGGAGCCGATTGACCCTGTTGCAGAAACACCTGTGATAGAAACAGTTGCGTCTGCGCTGACTGTGACTGTGGTGACCGCACCTGTGCCCGAGACACCTGTGATCTCAATAGGATCTGCTTGGCCCCACGGGCCTTCGCCCCAAGTACCTCTACCCCACCCATTAAGATCTGCCACATACTACTCGCTACGCGATGCGGATTATCGCGTTAGACGCATCCGCCGTTGGAAACTGAATAGTGAAATCACCAGCGGTGCTTGTCTTGTCCCCACCAAACGCCAACGTGCAAACAGCTTTGTCTGATTGAGTATCGTTATAAATCAGAGCACCGTTTGCAGTGATAGTGCTCGAACTGAATGTAAGATCAGAAAAATCGCAAAGTGCTGTGGTGCCTGATGTTGTGGGTGTAACGCTAGTCAATGCTGCACCAGCCGCTGTATACCCTGTGCCAGATACTTCATTAGACGTTGTGTATGCAGTAGTGCTTGCGCCTAAAGAAGCAGAGCTTGTATACAAAGCTAATTTAAACGTATTGCCAGAAGTGGCAGTAAAGTTGTGCGTGCCAACAAGAATTTCTTGTTTGAAGGATGTGCACATAGCCGTAGATATAGCCATTATAAACTCCTAAGTATGTCTGCCATGTCCTTATGACCTTGACGTTCTAGTTCTGCAATAAGTGTTGTCCTATCGCTTTTTATTGCTTCTTTTATGTAGTGCAAAGCTGTAGCTCTGACCGCTTCTTTGAATGCTTCTGCTTGTTGCGCTATCACAGGGTGACAACTACCACCCACACTTACAATCCTACCTGCGGCAGCTTGTGCCCAAAACTCAGGGTCATGCCCCTTGTGTTCTGTGGTAGCAACAAAAACATTGCCTACTTCCATTTGTGGAGCTTGTAAAACCATATAACTTCTTACTGCACTGTTAACCTAGCTTGACCGGAACGGTACGTATCTGAACGTAGCTTGCCGTCACCCAAAATTTTAAGTAGTCCCATAGAGGACACATACATCTTCTCATACAACGCAACCATATCTGGTTCACCTTTCATAAACCGCACAGCCTCTACCAAAGCGCCATTTAACAATGCTGAGTCAAACTCGTCACCTAGATATGTGGTGCCCGCAGTGACTATAGATTCTGGATAGTATCCGTAGTGAAGTTCTGTTGAATAGCTGCTGTTAGGTGTAGGCCCAAGAATAAATACATCATCGTTAAATATTGCGTAGTGCTTGGGCACCCCTGTTGCCGTGCTGGTTGGGTACGCTTCACGTATAAAGTTAACGTCTTTGTTCAACAAAAATGTGTAGCTGCCGCTACTGTTTATGACTGCCAAGCTATACACGTACAAAAAATCACTAGGAACTGCCAGATACTCATTGCTTGCTGTCATGGTGCCAGTTACGTTTTTACGCAATGCAGGTATTTGAACAGCGTTATATATCTTCTGCTCCGCTTGTTTTGTAAACATAGCAAGCTGATCGTCCGTGAATGTAAGTTCACAGATGTCTTCTATGTTTGTTTTTAGCTCGGTGTAGTTCATTGCTTACGCCATAGGGCCACGAGCCATCGTACCTTTTGTTGCAGCACCAGTGCCGCGTATTTTAATACCAGTAGTTTTCACGCCAGACATGTCAGGTTTGGGCGCTTCTTTAACAGGCTGCACGCCTTTAACTTGGGTAAACTTTGGTGTTTTCATAAACGCTCCTAAGTCGTTATTACTGTTACTGTCCCTATCTGACCTGTTGCTACTAAGTCGTTAGGAGTTAAACCAAAAGGATCATCACCTGCTCCTACAGGATTCCAACCCCACTGAATCTGTCTACTGCTATTCAGCCCCGCCTCACCCAAACTTCTATCAGGACGTGGATCTCTAATAGCTTGTGGATCATCTACTGGGAACTCACCTAGCTTCAATTGCGGGTGGTCAGGGTTCCAACAAGTAGGGCACGCTTTTAAGTTAGTGTCGTTTCCTTTACGTACTAAGTTTTTCAGTTCTCGTAGCTTATACTGAAACCCACATATGTCACATTCAGCAATCGCTCTTTTGGTAGATGCAAAGCGATTCGACATTAATATGTCCTAGTAGCGCGAGGTACGAATCGGGCAGACGTTTTTGTTCTGTCCTCCCCAGCCGCTAAAGCAAACTGCTCCTCGTATGTCTCTTTTAACATGGGTATGCGAGCCATAAGTTCTGGTTCTTTCATAGCTATGTGGTACGCCAACCCTGCAACCAAACAAGGAAAAAATCGAAAGTTTATGTCCGCTGTCTCTACCCCACTACCCGCATCCTGAATACGTCGCATACGATAGTATTTGAATATGTATTCATCGTTCTTATCAGGCACAGGCCACACGTTTATCTTAGGGTTATCTCTAAGACGTTCTATGTAAACCTGTATCGGTCTACCTTCTGTTAGTTTGTTAGGTATGGAAGCGTATGTGCTGACGCTTATACGACTGATGGTCAGATCAGACTGTGCATATTCGTCACCGGAATCTGTGCGTATGACTTGTTCTAACAAATCAATAGTATCAGCAGGTAGATCGTATTGACTGGTGCCTTTGACTAACGTGACGGTGCCTTCATCAACCGTCCATAAATTTATACCCCGGTTCTGCCACTCAATAGTCATTAAGTTCATAGAACGTCTAGCAGTGCGAATATCGTACCCAGAACGCATTTCACGACCTGCACGCTCCCACGCTTCTTCAGCGATCTCCGTGAAGTCCATATCAAATGCGGTTGTTCCAGATGTCGTCATGGTCTGCTACCCTGTACGTATAGCGTTTTCTTCCTACGCTTATTCATCACCGCGCCACAACCTTTGTGATTTGCGCGAATGGGGCCACCAGCTTTTGCTGTTTTAACCTTAGCTTTCGGTGTATTAGCTACTACTTGTTGCCCTCTAGCGCCAGCTTTTTTCTTTTTACGCGCTGTGGTGGCGCGTTCAGCCTGACTTAGCGACTGTGCTTTGGCTTTGGGTAAACAGCGATCAGGGTTCTTTTTATTCTTCGACGTACCACATGGCCCTTTAATTTTGCCATCGGTGCCAATACGAACCCATTGTTGTTCTCGCCATTGTTTGAGCTGTCCCATTACTTCACCTTTCGCGCTCTGCGTATGGCCTCTTTACCACGTTTAGCAATGCCTGCCTGCGTATGTTTACCTGCTGCTTTGGCTCTTTGTTCTAACACCGTAAGTATCTGTATCTTTCTAGCAAAAGGTTTGTTTATCTTTTTAACCTTAGCCACCGTATCACGAGCATCTTGAGCGGTCGCATACTTTATAGATACCGTATCTCTAGGGTTCTCATCCGTATACAGCCTGCGCCCACTACCCTTTGGTTTTTTGCCTGTACCTACCTTCGGATCTTTAGCCATTACTTCTTCTTTTTCTTGCTGCCCTTTGCGTAATTAGGATCTTTGCAATACTTAGAAGCTGCCATGTTTGCATACGCAGATGGGTAGGTATCAAACGTGCGTTTGGCCCACGCTTTACCAGCCGGGCAGATCTTACCGCCCGACTTTACCTTGCCGCCTTTTTTATAGTAATGCCTCATCGCATCTTCGCTGGACGTACACCCTTACGAGCGATACCGGCACCGCGCACCTTCTGCTTGGTTGCTCGTTTTTTACCGCCTACAGCACCGCCTTTGGCCTTCATCTTGCCGCCAGCTTTGTAACCTTTCGACTTAACCTTACCGCCGCCCATCATTTTGCCTTTACCGTCTATGGCAAACTCAGGAACCATCTTGCCGGTCTTAGGATCTTTAGCCATTGGCATCTTGCCACCAGCTTTCATCCCTTTGGCTTTCATCTTACCGCCAGCCATATAACCTTTAGTTTTCATCTTGCCACCAGCTTTGTAGCCTTTGGCTTTCATCTTACCGCCAGCTTTCATACCCTTAGCCTTCATCTTCGATTTCATCATGCCGCCTCTCATTGCTTTTTTAGGTGGACGTTTACCTTCACGATCCATGAAGTTTAGGTATTGACGTAAAGTCATACCTGAATCTCTTAACTGCTCTTTAGTTACGTTGGCTAAAGTTTTACCTTCTTTAGTTATCGTGTTTCTACGCAGAGCTTTTTCTGGCCCATAGTCTTCACCAAAACGAAATCTAGGGTCTTTTTTAGTTTTAGCTTTAGGTGCAGCTACCTTAGATGTTGTAGGGGCTTTTTGTGGCTTTGCGGGGCGCTTTGCTTTTGGGTCAGCCGCCGCTTGCCTACCCATTGCTTTGGCCTTAGCGACAGCGGTAGTGGCTTTACTAGGAGTTTTAACCATAGCCATATTAGCTTCACGCTCACGCTTCAGCCTATTCTGTCGTAACTGTTCTTTATTTTCAGCGCCACCCACAGCCGTCTTACTAGGTTCACGACGTCTACGTGCCGCAGCGCCTCTTTTAAGCCTACGTCTAGTGCCCGGAGGCGTATTATCTATCTTAATCATGGCTTACTCCTTGTCTGCGTACAGATTATCGAACACTTGGTTCACGTCGAGCGTATAGTCCAGATCGGACTTGCTGTAGTGAATGTGTTGAGAAGGACGAAAATCTGGTGCACCTTCTCCCGTTTCAAACCAAGCGGGATGTGTCACCCGCACCCTATTATTTGGTAGAGCTACAATATTACCCGTCCAATCACCGGCATCTAGTAACTCCATCACATGACTCTGCTTATGTTGTGCAGGGTCATCAGCAATCTCATTGTTCGTATAGTCCACCGTGAACATATACTTTGCGGGATACATCTCCCCATCTATCTTTGCCAACCAAGGGCATGGTGTAGCTCTATCAAGTACATACACTGCATGATCCCTCGAACTGCAATCCCAAGGCTGTGCTGCCCACACAGGCATGGGTTCGGGCCACTCCTCTAAAGGGGTGTCTCCTACCAACGCTGTAATCGGCATCCTTGCCCACATTGCACCTCCATGCACATTGGGTTCATCTTCTTCGTCGTATGTTTCAGCTCCAGTGAAAATTACCTGAAAACTCAAACACCTAGTTGGCATCGTCGTTACTGCAATCGCCATAGCGTGAATAAACTCGCCATGATACTTCTCGTGGTTATGGGTATATTCTTTCCTTACCCAGCATTTGAAATACGGTACGTTGCTCTGCAAGTACGCCAACTAACACCTCCATCTTCTCCTTGCCTGTCTCAACCTAGAATTAGGATCTTTAGCGGCTTTCGGAAACTTTTTCATTTGCCCAGCAGAACGCGCACAGAACGACTTTCTACGTGCTGCACGCTTTCCTGTTGGTTTCTTTTCAGTTACTGCGGTTTGTAGCTTACTACCGGGGTTTTTGCGTCTATACGCCTTTACCCCTGCCTCAGTCATCCCTGCCCCTTTTTCTGTGGGACGAAAGTTTTTCTTGTTGCGGGGTGGCATACCCCCCTTACTAAAAGAGGGGCAAGGTGGTTTCTTCTTGTAGTAGCTACGCAAAGCTATCAGCCAAACTTTTTACGCAGATACAATATGACAGTGTAGGTGTCGCCACTGCTGGCTCCGACAGTGGTGAACTTTACGTCCCCCGTCTTGCCAGTTCCTGCGTTGTTGGTCAGCCCACCAAATATAGAATAGTCGTGATTACCACTCTGGTTCTCACCTAATTCTATTGCCATAACATCTGTATCTGCATCGAACAGAATACGCACTTTCATGCCAATACACTGCCACCATATACGCTCTATATTAACGTCGGTGCAGGATTGTCCGGTGCGTGAATCTGCTTCCAATGCACTCACATCTACTTTAGTCACGGCAGTTTCACCAGTGCCATCAGAGATGTTTGTTAGTTTGATAGCTACAAAAGAAGGCCCATCAACTATTATTTGAGAAGCTACTGCATCAGCCATGACTGCCTCCTATTACTGGTCAGCAAACTGAGGAGCAGTAGTGCTAGTTACATTCCCAAAAATCTGATAGTTGGTTGTATTCAGGCCGATGATCGTTACTTCAAAACCCGCAGGCACGTTCAACTGTATGCTGCTGTTAGAGTCGCCATCAGAAAATACGGAACTTACTTCGTTTCCGTCCGTATCTAGGAAGGTAACACCACCAATATAAAAATTAGTGTTGCCGGGAGTAACAATAAGCGCATCCGTAGCATCAGCAGCGCCACCAGCGTAAACAAACTTAAAAACAGATCCAGCAATAGGAGCTGGAAGCGTATAAGTATTATCTTGACCGCCATCAGGGACAAGAAGAATCCTTCCGCTATGAGTTGCATTAGTGAGCGTAACATTTCCATCAGATAGGCTAACAGGCCCGTCACCAAGCGTTACTATTTCTGTGATTGTGCCCGACGTAGCATTTTTGCTAATAGTCTTGAGCGTACTTTCTGAGCGAATCGGGCCGCTAAAAGTAGTAGTACCCATGTGTATCTCCTGTCGTGGGTTATGTCAGCCACACTATGCGGCTGTCAGGGACAAAATACTTATACAGTAGAAAAAGAAAAGGGGCAACAATGTGCCCCTTCTCATGCAGCGTTTTACGCTCCGGGTGATCCGAAAATCCCGAGTGGGTCGGACACGCCAAAACTATATCGCTCGCGGGCCTTATAGCGCGAGTTGCCCGTATCGAAGTCTGCATCCATAGATGTAGCCATCGGAGTACGAACAAAATGCTTCAGGCCATTCGGCACATCAGTGGTCAAGAAGAAAGCATCCGTATCGGTCAGATAGTGGTTGACCGTGTAGCCTTCTGGGATTGACCCGTTGTTACGAATCGCATTCAGATCGTTGTCAGCAGTTCCGACTCGACCTTCAGTTTCCAGCAAACGAGTTGCCACAAACATTAGGTTGGGTGGGATTATCAGCTTACGAGGACGTGCTGCGATCAGTAGACCACGCTCATCAGTCCAACCAGCGATCTGAATAACGGCTGCTTCCAAAGAAGTTTCGTTAAGATCGGCCGCTACGGCGGGACGGTTTGAGTTAGTGCCACCAGAAACAAGCGGGTGCGCTGTTGAACATAGAGTTTGTCCGTCACCGTATGTGGTGCCAGATGCAAACGCATTGTTCAGAATTGCAGCACCTTTAACCTGCTTGGTGTACGCCATAGCGCGTGCCAAAGCCTTCGTATAACGAGCAGATAACGAGTCATACAGATTATCCTCGATTGCCTCCTCGGTAACACTAAAGCCCATAGCTATCGTCTCGTGCGTATAGCGAGCAGTAAATGCTTCCTGTGCGTTGTCATACTCAATCGCAGAACCTTCGTCCTTGACGGGTGCTGCGGAGAAACCTGACAACTTGGTTTCTTCTTCAAATGAGCGATCAGAAGTCTCTGATTCAAAGATTTCTTTGTGCTCTTCACCGTACTTAGCGTACTCCATTCCAAACAAAGCGTTCAGTCCGGGCAGGAGTTCTTTAAGTAATTGCGCTCTTGAAATAGCCATTTTACCTTACTCCTTATACGCCAGTAGTGTTGTCAAACGCATGACCTGCGTTCCACTTCACATAGGCTTCGGTGAATCCGCCAGAGCTGTTCTTGGTTTCTTGAACCAAGTCAACAATACGGAATGGAAGCGTTGCTGTAGTGGCAGACGAATCAGAAATACCAGAACGGGAGTTACCCGAAATGCTATCCCCAGTGTTATCTACACCAGCTACATTTGCGCCAATATCAGTTATTGCCAAGTCACCAATCGTTGTGCCAGAAGACAAAACAGCGGCCTTAAACAAAACATCAGTTGCATCGCATACATAGGCTTCAAGGTCAGAAGCTGCCGTGCTAGCAATATAGTTTTGCCTAAAGGTCTTTTGATTGGTGTTGGGATCGGTGTATGAAACACCCATGAAGACTCCGATTGGAGTCATGGCAGCGTCAAACGTATCACGTTCAACAGTGCCGCCGGTCACTAGCTTAACAGCGTCCCCGTAGAAGATTGCAGTCCCGTAACCACTTGCAATGCTGTAGTGGCGTACAGTTCCAACGTAAGGGACACCGCTTAACAGTTTGACCGGAACCAGCCCATAAGGGCCATCTACAGTAGGATAAGCCATTTGTAGCTCCTATTAAGTTCCGTTACCAAAAGTTACCTTTGTTTTTCTATCGTTGAACAAAGGCATACGTGCGTCGTTCTCACGCATCAGGTTGTTATCTACAGATTGTATTTGATTTTTAGCTTGCTGTTCGTAGTAGTCATTCCGCTCGTCTGCTACCTCTTGAGGCACCTTACATAGCATCAACCCACCTTGAACGATATTATCAGCAAACTTTTCTTGCTCCACATTCAACACTGTGAACTGTGGGTAATCTGCGGCCCTTACGGGTTCCCAACCTTCGCGCAACTTTGAGGAAACATTAGTGGCATCCACCTGACCTAGCATAGACACTCTAACCCAACGAAAAGCGTAACCGTCTTCTGGTTCAGGGCTAGGTAATACCTCTGGTCGTTGCCAAGAGCGTGTACGAGTCTTCGTTTCACGGGTTTCGTGATCTCGCTTAATCCTGTTCTCAGCCATTATTGTTCCTCATTTCAAGTGCAGCCTGTCTGGCGTATTCTTCTAAAGGTACTCCTAGTCTGTTAGCGAGTGCGACCTGTGTTTTGGTGAGCCTCACTTTATTCGGTGCGGTGCTTCGCGTGGCTGGAGCAACAACATTAGCAGATTGTGTCCGCGTCTCTTGTGTCTCCTGCAACTCTTCTTGCTGCTCTACATCCTCATCGAACTCTTCTGGGAATACTTTTCGCATACGAGCATCAATGCGCTCGTAGTATTCGTCAGAGCGCGGGTCAACCCCGCTCTTAACCAATTTTTGATGCAACCCCATAGCATATGCTGTCATCTCGTCGTCGCTATGAAACCAAGGATTCTTGGCTACCCATGCTTCTGCTTTCGGATCACGCTCCTGCTGTGGGGCGGGTTGAGGTTCTTGTACCTCAGTCTCTTCTTCTTGTAAAGAAGGTAATTTGAAATTATCTAGCCTATCTGCTTTTAATTTAGCAGAAGTTAGATGTTCTTGTGCTTCAATAAGCCTGTCTGCGTCACCACTCTCATACGCATCTTTGTAAGCAATTTTTGCGCCGTTTAGTTCTGAATCAACCACCCGCTTGGCTTGTTCTAGTAGCGCCTCGCGTGTTGTGCCCACATCACCCTTTAACGTCTTATTTTCTTCTAGTAGACGTTGTGTAAGAGCTTCTAGCTCCTGTCGCTCTCTAACAGCGGTTTCTTTTGCTCTTCGCTCATCATGGTAGCTTTGACTGAAGTGGTGGATGCGCTTTCGTACTTTTTTGGAGTAGCCTTCCAGTTCTTCCTCCGTAACGTCCGCTGGCGGCTTGCGTGGCGTACGGTTACGATCATCCTCTGGCGTATCG